TCAACAAAGTTATCAACATCGAAGGTGAACCTACCAGGGGGTAGCACCTGTATAGGTATCACAATAATATCTCCTACATATTTCCCTCCAAACTCTTTCTCTCCCACATATTTACCTTAAACTTTCTTCTATACTCTCCCAATAGTTATCCACATAGTTATCAACATAATTGTGGATAACTTTTCTTTCTCTGTAGATAGTTCAAATATGGGACACTATATATATAGTATATTATATATATATTACATATAGTACTAATACTAGTACTAATAACTAAAGTACCTTAATCTTTAATAAAATATTTACTAGTATTAAATGTACTAGTACTAGTACAGTGTACAATACTATTAACCCTACTAGTACTAGTATTATGTACAGTGGGTTACTATGGTGTTATTAGGCAGGTATAAAATGATCTATGGTTTGTTTTTAAGTTTAAATATATTGATTTATAATATATAGTTTTATATATTGGAGTTGAAAGGGGCATAGTATGGCTAAGAAAGCATTTTGGGATAAACCTAGACCTAAAGGGTTAAAGAAGAAGAAGTTGACTCCGAAGCAGAAGTCTGCCGCTAAAGCTAGAGCGAAGGCGGCAGGTAGACCGTATCCTAATTTGGTGGATAACTCTGCTGTGGCTAGAAAAAAGAAGAAGCGTGGCTAGTATCCATCCTGACGTTCCCAACTTTAGTTGGTCTGAGCTTACTCCTAACCATTGCACGGAAAAGGAGTTGGTTGCGCATTGCTGCCTTGCGGTAGGGGATCGTTTTTGGAATCATATGAAGCACCTGCAAGCGGTGCGAACCCAATGGGGGGGTCCACTTACTCTGACCAGTACGTGGAGACCAGAGGAGTATAATAAGAGTGTTGGGGGTGCGCCTAACTCACAGCACCTTGTGTGGGCTACTGATGTAGTGCCGTCTAACCCTACGCCTGAGAGAGTCAAGGCGTTAGCTAAGATAGCTGAAGAGTTTAATTTTGACGGTATAGGGATTTACCCAGACAAAGGGTTTGTGCATTTAGATATGCGTGGGTATGTAGCTAGGTGGGATGGATAGTGAAAGTAATTTCTAACTTGTTAGAAGAACTTAGCGACATATTGCACAAGGATGCAATTTCGTTTGACGGGTTAGAAGAAGCAATTATAGGGTATGGAAGCAAATTTCCAGAAGAAAATGTGCTTGTTTACTCTGCTGACAAAATTATAGATGTGTTAATGGAAAAACATAATATTAGTCACGGTGAAGCTATAGAATATTTTGATTTTAATATTGCAGGTTTAAGGATAGGTCAAGGCACGCCTATTATTGTTTGGAAATTAAATGAAGATTAACTCCAATCACAAACAAGCAATCCAATTGTTGATACTGGATCGGCATAAGCCAAGTAATGTGAGCAGGAATATTGCCAATCACTTAGGCGTAAGCGTGCAAACGGTAGGTGAATGGAGAAGAAATGAAGATTTTTGCAAGGAATACAAGCGTCAGTTAGATATTTACAAAAAGAACTTTGACGATGTAAAGTTAGCAGACAGGAAAGAGCGTGTAAAAGAGCTTGATCGGCTCTATCACAAGATTCCTGACGCTAGAGTGGCGTTAAAAGTGCGTTTATTAGACGCTATTGCGCGTGAGATGGGCGATGTAAACGATAGTGTGGTGCATAAACACATGATTCAGCGTGCAGGAGAGGCCGAAGGCGTTAATGCACCTCCACAGGCCAACAATTACGAGGAATGGCTAGCTCAAAACAAGCAAATGGAAGAGATGCGCGCCTTGCAAAAGAGCAATGAGGCGGTAGAGGCTGAGTTTACTGAGGAAAAAGTACATAATGGCGCATGAACGCACAGTAAAAGACAACGATATTGCGTTTATGACAGATGAGGCGCAGATGCCTATGCCGCAGCCTGGCCCACAAGAGAAAGCCATACGCGCTACCTTTGTAGACCAGTTGTTTTTTGGGGGCGCACGTGGTGGCGGCAAGAGTTTTTGGCTTTTGCTTGATTTTGCACAAGATGTAGTGCGCTATGGCAAGGATTGGCGTGGGATTATCTTTAGACGCACCTACCCAGAGCTAGATGAGATCCTTAACGAGTCAAGGCGCATATTTTACAAGGCGTTTCCTGGGTGCGAATACAAGGTTGGGCAACGTAAGTGGTTTTTTCCGTCAGGGGCAGAGCTTTCCTTGCGCCACTTAGAGAACGAAGCGGCAGCGGATTCGTATCAGGGCCACCAGTACACGTGGATCGGGTTCGACGAATTGCAGCAGTGGGAAAACCTCAACGCCTTTAACAAACTAAAGGCTACACTGCGGTCAGGGTCGGCTAACATACCTCACAAGAGGATACGCGCAACGGGAAACCCTGGCGGTGTAGGGCATCAGCCTATAAAAAGCTACTTTATAGATATTTGTGATGAAGGAACGCTTTACGAAGATCCTGAAGATAAATCTACTCGTATGTTTGTTAAGTCGTTAGTAACAGACAACAAGATATTGTTAGATCGTGACCCTGATTATGTAAATAGGCTAAAAGGCGTAGGCGATGAGCTATTAGTCAAAGCGTGGTTAGAAGGGGATTGGGATTCTCACGTAGGACAATACTTTTCTCTGTGGAAAGAGAACCAAATAGCCGTATCTTCGTTTAAGATCCCAGAACACTGGGCTATTTTTGGTGGACTAGACTATGGGGAAGCGGCCCACACTTCGTTTGGATTATACACTTGCGACTACGACCACAACGTCTATCGGATATGCGAGTATTACAGAGACAACGCTACCGCATCTACGCACGCCTACGAGATAATGAAGATGATCGAAAGCTGTCCGTTTACCGATGGACGCAAGCCAACAGCGATCTATGCAGACCCCTCTATGTGGGTCAAGCGCAGGTTGAGCGAGGTCATTAACCACTCTCCTGCGGATGTGTTTGCCGATCATGGGCTGTGGCTTACTCGCGCAAACAACGACAGGATCACAGGGTGGCGTGTGATAAACGATGCCTTAGCTAGCGAACGGTTTTACGCATTTGCAGGATGGAATGACAACCTGTTTCGCGTAATGCCTTCTCTACCAAGAGATAAAAAGAATATAGAAGATATTGACACACACGCTCCTGATGACCATATTGCAGATGAACTGCGTTACGCGATGATGCACATGTACAGACCTGCATCCCCTGCATCGCCACGTGACAAGAATCCGTTTTTGGGAGACAACGTGATTGAGAACACACTCAATCAATACGATTCTCCATACGGGAGGTACACGGTTTGAAGCAGGACGAACTACAGTATTGGCGTAAGTCGATAGACAATTGCGTTACCTATATGCGTCCAAAGCACAAGGAGTGGAACAAGCTCTTGCGGATGTATCGACAAGAGTTTGAAGTGCCTGGCTTAGACCCTGACCAAGTGGTAAAGATCAGCAGGTTTTACCCCTTAACAAGACAGATCATCTCGTCTATTGCCTTTAACTACCCGCACGTATTCTTGCGCGTAGAGAGTCCTAATAGAGAATACCAAGCAGAGATCCTTGAGCGCGTTGCCAACGCTGCTATGGATGTTATGCAGGTCAAGGATGAGATGCAACAGTGTATCTTTGACGCACTGTATTGCTCTATTGGTTGGCTCAAGTTTGACTACAATGCACCTGGCGATGATCTGATTGCGCCTTATGTGGTCAACGATGCGATGCAAGATGACATGGTAGCGGTAAGGCGTGTGTCTCCGTTTAATATGTTAGTTGATCCACTCTGTCCCCCACACAAACTATCCCATGCGCGATACATTATTGAGAAGATGTTAGTGCCGTTAGAGTTTGTGCGTAACGATGATCGTTTTGTTAATCGCAGACAGATACAGGCTATTACGTCTGACCCTGACGATACGGAATCACTATACGACATCACGCAGGGGTCTGAGGCTGATGCCGAAGAGCAGGAGTCGATAAACCAAGCTAAAGAGATTGGCGAGTATGCGTTGCTTTACGAGGTGCATGACCGCATCCACCGCAGACGCATCGTCTTTGCCGAAGGGGTTGAACAGCCCATTGAGGATATAGCGCATCCTTTCTTAGAACAAGAACCTGTCTATGCGCCAGACCCGTTTACGGGTGAGATGATGATGACAGGAGAGTTTGAGCAGACAGGATCATACCTTGTCAAAGGTGGGTTTCCTTACCACGGCATGAAGTTTGACCTGTCAGAGGAGAGTCTGTTTGGCTTGCCGATGATGTCCTATGTAGAGGATGAGCAGAAAGCTATCGTAGAGTCTGTGTCGAGGCGCGTTGACCTACTCAAACGGTATCCGCGCATCATCTTAGGGCAGCGGTCAGAGCGAGAAGAGAACGCCAACATCAGTGACCAGATAACCAGAGCGCGTGACGGGTCTATTGTTTGGGTCAA